TTGGTTTCTATTCTTGAAACTTCCTGCTGCTAACAAAACAACGAACAAAATAAAAACGCCAAATAAAGTTGGGAATATTTGGATATACATTGTGTCATCAATGCCACCTAATGTTTGGCTCTTCACATAATCTCCCATACGTTTTCCGGTATTTTGTAAGCCAGGGAGCATTGCTGATAGAATGCTAAATAAGACATAAATCACTAATAAGGGAATGATGAAATACACTAAAACGGGCGGTGCTGCTTGATTCACACGAGTCACCAAGAAACTCGCCGTTAAACCTCCCAAAATAGATAATGATAATGGTAAAGTAAATGGTGATGACATATATCTAATTAACGATGAGAATAAGTTTTTAATTAACAAATGCGATACTGCCAACACCACCTACAATACGGAAGACTTCATAATTTACTGCGAAAACGAACATATTGTAAGTGACTTCATCGGTTAAGACTTGACGGAGTTTGGAGTTCAGTTGAATACGAGAAAAACGTGAAAAATTAATCGTGCCACTTGGTTGATGTTCTTCTGGACTTTCTCCAAAACTATAAACAAATACACCATAGGGTGGTTGATAGGTATGATACATAAAGGGTTGTAAAGCGGTAAAATATTTTGAGTCGATTGGTGTGAAACGATTTTCACCATTGAGTAGTAATTGTATGGCATAACAGATATTACGATTTGCGTCATCAAATGTTAAGATATCGGGAGTTGGGGGAACGGATGCTAAACAGGTTTCTGCTCTTGCTGTTAGGAGTTCAACTAATTGTTGATATTGTGCGATATCTAAAATGAAATTTCCAGAATCACATGTATATTGATAAAGACAATTAGAATAGTTATTCCATTCATTGGTATAATCGACGTCATTGCGTTGGTAAGCGAAAATGATTTCTTTGGTTGGTTTATTAAAAACGAGTTCTACTGTGGAGAGGTTTTGTTGTCCGGTAAATGCCGCAGTTTGAACTTGTGTAATTAAATACTCGTGACTTACTGCCGCAAATCTCTTTCTTTCATCTTCATCAAGGTAAATGTAATTGACTAATAAATATGGGTTTGGATTCCATCCACCTGGTGCATTCGTCCCATTCACAAATTTCCAAAAGTAATTATCAGGTCCAAATCCCGCATCGTTCAATTGTTGAACTAATGTTCCTGCTGTCACAGGTGCTATTGGATTTACTTGTTGGAAAACATAGGTTGATGGATTTGTAGATGGAGGTGCGTTCGGGTCTGCTAAATCGGCAATTCCAAATTCATAAAAACGTCTTGGATTTGCGTGATACCATAAGACGAACCAATGATTAATTTCATAGAATTCAATTTCGATATATATTTTATTATATTGAAGGGCAATCAATGGAATAGCAAGACCGGGATTTCTGGCAAACCAAAAGGGCAAAGGGATATAAAGACGAGATGCGGGAATGGTTGCCGTCCCATTTGGTGAATATGAACCTTGATATACGGCGGGAAGTGTGTTTTGCTGTGTATAACCTATCATATCATAATACGATTGACGTTTTCCGGCAGGTAATGAGAGTTCATTCCAGATATGAAGCCATTGTGAGTATTGTTGATCTAATTGAATGCCATCACAATACACGGTGGCTCTTGCGATGATATTTTCACCTAAAAAATCGACCCAAGCGAAACGTTCTTCTGGTGTGGAATAAATTGCTGGAATATCCATAACTACGTAAATATCTTGCATTAAATCGGCAACACGGTCTATTTCAACTCGGGCAGTCGTGCGTTGTGTAGTGCTAAATGTGGGATTTGTTTCAAAATATTGTGGAACACCTTCCATCGAGAAGGCGGTATGTCGTCGATAAACGGTTTTAAATAGAGTGACTTGGGGGTCTCCTGTTAGATAGAGATCGGATGCCCCATAGGCTGTTAATTGCATTAATCCACTCGGCATCTATATCTGTGTTTATCTATGAAATATTTATTTTCCAAAACGATCCACACCTTCTCTCCACGCACGTCCTAAATCACGAACCAAACCTCCACAACATATACTTTCCCATAGAAGTATCTTTCCTCCACGAAAGTTTTTTGTTGTTTTCGGGTGTATTGCTTCTAATGGGTGTTCGTCTGGTTCAACCCATTTCATCCATTGTTTTGTAAATTGTGTTTTATAGAGGGATGGGCTCATTTGAACCAGATGATCGTCTTGATGTAGGTTGGTGCGAAAATGGACTGCGGCTCGATTGGAAAAGTATGGATTTAAATAGTTTATAACATCGAGCATCATAAATGGTTTGACAAATTCCCAATCATCTTGTAGATAAAGAAATATATCGTGATTGATATGGTGGGTAAGTGTTCGAAATGATTCCGTAAGACCGATTTTTTTTTTAGATTGAATAAAGGTGGTTGTTTTTAATAATATATTTTGAAATTGTGTTTGTTCTCCTTCATCAATATGAATAATCCAAGAAATATCAAAACGGCGTTTGTCGATAAATTGAGAGAGAAAGGATTCAATTGTCCTTTGTAATAATTGCGGACGTTTTCCCCAAGCAGTAATACCAATTTGAAGTGGAATTGTTTCAAAGATTTTGATTTGTTTGGGAATGATTGGATAGGAGATAAGTTTTTTATCCCAGGGATTCCACATTTCTTGCCAAGTTCCTTTACATTCGATATGATGATACAATTGATAGAAGACGTTGGAAGTCCAGTTATCACTGGGTCGATTTTTCATAGGGGGAATGGGGGGAAGTGAGACCCAGGGCATCATTAATAATTTAGGTGGAAGGACAAATGGATAATTTGGTTGAAAGGAGAAGTCCATACGATGCGAGACACATCGTTTGGGGGGATTTTTAGAGTGAAGAAGAGAGCCACGTAAAATCCATTCGAAGTAGTTTCCCCAGATAACGGGAATCCAGTAGCCGGTATGAATGAGCCAGTTTGTATGAAAGAGAGTGAGAGATGCGAAAAATTCGGTTTGTTTGAAGTCGGGAAGATGGAGGGGAATAATTTTATGAGGGAGGAAGTGAGAGGGTAGATAAACAGATGCTGGATTTTTTTGAGCGAAATGAAAGAGAGCGAGAAGCCAATCACCAAAATTTTTCCAGAACAGATGATGTGGTGGAATGGGTTCAAAGAAGTAGGGTTCTAAAATGAGCCAGTAAGAGTCGTAGTTTGATGGGATGGTAGGACCGAAATCGCCAAAGAGCCATTCAATTTTGGGATAGGGAGTCGTTGGAACGAGAATTTGGAATGGAGAATCAAAAGATTGAGGTAAGACAAATACCCATTGTAAATAAGGTTCGTGATAGAGAAGTTGATACCAAACGGGGTGTATTTGTGAGACTTGAATAATGAGACTGGGAAAGGTGATTAGAATATTTACTTTCATTTCTTAGGGAAGAGTAAGGGAATGGGATTACAAAATTTAAGATTATATTCGACAGATATGTGGGAAGTTTTATTGATATCCTGGTTAATGCTTTTTGTTATTTTATGGGTATTTGCCCGCAATGATTTAAAAATGGTAATATTGACAATATTTTTGACCTTAGGAATCTTTTTTTATTTACAGCAGAAGCAAGCAAGTTTAGATGATTTTGGGGAGTTGCCAGTTTGGTCGATTATCGTGATTTGGGTTGCTGTTTTGATTGTATGTTTAACTTATTTAGAGAAAAAGGAGGATGGGAAGAACGAGGAGGATAGACCAGTAGATGGTTCAAATTGGTCGATGTTGCGATTTCGATATGGTTTATTAAAGCAGAATCGTTTTTTAATGACTTTATTAATCTTGTGGGGTGCGGGTCTTATTTTAATCATTGCTGTTTTATCTTCCATGACACCTGACAAACTTCAAATGATTTTTGGGTATCCTAAAAACGGACATTTGACAGGTTGGGCGTTTATGGTAGGAGTCTGGTGGATTTTATTTATGATTTTAAATATTACACCAGATGCTCGCTGGAATCAAAAGCACGTTTTTATTGGTATCCTTATCGGCTTGGGGATCTTTGGTATGTGGTCCGCCAAAATGATTCCAGATGGTATGAAAGACTCCGGTAAAGTATCAGGAATTAAACCAATTGCCTATTTCGCTGTTCTCTTTATCTCCCTTTTCACCATCCTATGGATCGCCTTCAATCAAATAAAATTCTAAATACCAAAGCATTTAAAGACATTTGTTTAAATAGTGATAGAGAAGTGAAAAATTGATTTCTTTAAATTGGGGAAAGATATAGTAAAAAATGGAGGCGACATTAATTTTGAGGGAGTGGGTAGAGGAGAAGGAGTCTTGGGTAGCGCCGGTTGTGGAGGATTTTAAGATTAGTGTATGCACGGTTGGTGCAAGAATGATTCCTGCGGTATCATTCCCGAAGATGGCGGAGTGGATGTTGAGAAATCGGGAGTGGGAGGAGAGGGAGAATCAGTTGAGTGTTTCATATGGGGACAATCATTTGAATACGGTATTATTGTGGAATGCGTTTAAATTCCGGGAGGGAGCGGGAGCGGGAGAGACGGAGTGGCATACATCCCCTTCGGGTTCATTGGCACACAAGGCATTGCCGAATTATTGTTATAACACGGTTTCATTTTTAATAAATTTGGGGGAGAACCGTAAGAGAGTGAATGTGAAATATTTTGTGAATGGCAGTATGACATTAACGGGTTGTTCGAATATGGAAGATGCGAGGGATGCGATTGTAATTTTGCGAGGTGAGTTTGAGCGACATCGAGTTGATTGGTTTGAGGAGTCGGGGTTTGAGTTGGAGATGGTAGTTCCGTGTGTTTATCGAATGATGAATGCTTATTTTAGTTTTGGTTATGCGATGGATTGTTTGAAGGTTTATAATTTATGTCAAAACACGTTAGGATTATATGTTTCGTATGATCCGAAGGAATACCAGGGTGTAATTATTTATTACATGTGGAATCGTAATCAGGGAGTGCATAATGGGAAGTGTCAATGTGAGCGAGAGTGTCCTTATACGGCGAAACGTCGTAGGGGAGAGGGTGAAAACGATTGTGTGAAATTGACATTTATTGTATTTTCGACGGGTAAGGTTTTAATTACGGGTGCGAATGCGTTAGAGCAAGTTCAGGATTGTTTCCAATTTTTCAAGGAACAGTTTCAACTTCATAGTAAGAGTTTGGTTCAGTTTTCTTTACAAGATTTCTTGAAGAAGAAGATGGGTGATGAGATTCAGCCAAAACGCAAGACACGACGGAATAAGGATAGGGGAGATATGTCTCTTACGCAATTTTTTACAACTTCTTCGTAAAACGGGATTCCAAAAAAACGCATCGTTCGTTTTTTAATTGTAAGGGTGAAGTGCGTTTATTTTCTTTATTTTTTGGTTTAAAGACTGATATTTGAAGATAGTTTAGTAAAGGATGGCGCCAGGCTTGATGAGTGGAGCGAATGTGTTTGAGTTGAAGACAATTCAGACTTCTGTTGTGAAGACGTTGGTGGATGCGTTAAAGGAGATTTTGACGGATGCGAATATTGAGTTTCATCCGGGGGACAGTAATGCGGAGGATGAGAATGCACGGGGATCAATTAAGATCATTACGATGGATCCGACACAGACAGTTTTGGTTCATTTGAAACTGGATGGTAAATACTTTGAGTATTATCGTTGCACGAAGCGGACGATTATTGGTATTTCGATGTTAAACTTGAATAAGTTGATTAAGACGATGACGAATAATGATACGCTGACGTTATTTTTGGCAGAGGCAGACCCGAACAAGTTGGGAATTTTGATTGAGAATTCGGATAAGAACAGTGTGACGATGTTTAAGATGAATTTGATGGATTTGCCACAGGACATTGTGAATATTCCCAAGCAGGAGTTTGAGAATGTGATTACGATGCCATCGATTGATTTCCAGAAGATTATTCGGGATATGTCGAATTTGAGTGATACGATTGAGATCCAGAATATTGGTGCGAGACTTCATTTTTCGTGTAAGGGAGAGTTTGCGGACCAGGAGACAATTTTAACGGAAAATGGTGGGGTTAGTTTTTCGAACAATCAGGAGAAGATGGAAGTGATTCAGGGTTATTATAATTTGAAGTATTTGGTTCTTTTTACAAAATGCACGAATTTGAGTAATAATATTACGATTTTTATGAAGAATGACTTTCCGTTAATCGTGCAATATAAGGTGGGTTCGTTGGGAAATTTGAAACTTGCGGTAGCACCGAAGATTCAAAAGGCAGGCTCTTCATAGAAATCTTTTACATTTTGGCTTATAATTGAATGATGTTTCAATTATAATTATAATTGATATCAAGTGAAAATTAGTCATAAACGAATTCTTCACGATTCTCTAAATGTGCTTTAAAAGCAACGGTTTCTGTGGGTAAATATGGAATTTCACTGGTTAAACGGTCATTATCTGCGTGCTTGGCATCTCGATTTAGAATTTTGATAATACAGTTATTGATTTTGGGTGAAATCCCAATACCATTTACGTAATACATATCGGTTAATTTCTTGGTGGCACATTCACCAATGACATGACTACTTAATTGAACCCAGGCTTCATCACCAATTACTTTGGGAATTTTGTAGGACCAATAGCCACCACGAATATTTTGTTCGTCTTCCCATTGCGGAAAAATACCATCTCGCATTAAAAAGAACATTCCATTTAACCAAGTTGGCATTTGGTCGTAAAAAGCCCAGAACTCCGCCCAATTTGTAAATGTATAAATTTTTTGATAAGACTCTTTCGTCCAACGGTGATCATCAACCTCATGATACCATAAAGTCCATTGAAAATTTAATTTCTTATCTTCTAAATGACTTTTGGGTGCGTCTGCGGTCGTCCAAATATTGGTTTGTTTTCCCCATAATGGTTCTAACAACTTTGTTGGCACGGAAGGGTGCACTCGATGCCTGGTGTTTCTTTCACTCATTAACATTTTCTAAATTACGTTTTTTTAAATCCTCTTGACTCCATTTTACAAAATCTTCATCTTCTTCTGGTTCGTCTTCTTCTGGTTGGTCTTCTGGTTCGGGTTCTTTTGTTTGAAACCCAAAATGTTCGAATACTTGTGCTGTTTCTCCTAATAATTGTGCGGTTGAATCACCATATCCCCATTCAAATTCTTCTGTATGATTTGGGTTTATTTCATCTTGGGTGCGAATCCATCCCCAATCGCCGATATGAATCATTTTCCAGTCAGTTTGGTTCATACGATTGGAGTGATAAACAAAGTCGCTATGCTGACCGAAATGAGGGACAGAGGAGAAGTCAATCGTTAGGTCTCTTTCGACGTGAATGTCTTTTACAACGCCACGATAACCGGGTCTTCCTTCAATCCAGACGAGAAAGCCAGTATCGGTAATATTTTGGTAGGGATGGTAAGAATTGACAAATCGGCAAACTTGAATGGGAAGAATGCTTTTGACGTATTCTTCCCAGAACTCAATCCAAAGGGAGGGAGTGGATTGAGGTGGATTCCAATTATCCGTTTGAATAAAAATAGGGTATCCCCAAACCATCGTTTCTCGTCTTAACTTAAAAAAAAACATTCTTTTTTTTATATAAAGATGGACGCACACGCATTTTTACTTTGGTTGTGGAATGTAATTGGATATTTGATTGAAAAATGGAATTATTATCGGGCGGAATATCGTAAGCGTTGGGGTGATTGGAAATGGATTGATGTGAATAGTAAAGAACCGCAAATTTTGCGAGTTTATTATGTGAGACCGGGTGAGAAATTCGAGCCTTGGGGTTGTGAGGTTTATCGTCGATGGAATCAGCGTTTGCGTGATAAGAAGCAATTACATGGGAGTGAGTGGTTTTTACCGCAATATGTGAGTAAGTATCATGGGATTGTTGTTTTATATCGATTCCGGGATCAGGAGTGGGTAGATAGTTTTAATTGGTATCGAGAGTTGGTGATGAATGAGTTGGAGGGATTACGTAGTTGGGTGTTTCCGGTTTGGAATAGTGATACGTGGAAACAGAATCCGGTGAGAGTGAAATTTCCGGTGGGAATGAGATTAAGAGGGGAGGAGTTAGATGTGAGTGATTGGAAGGGTTGGTTTGGTCCGGAGGGACAGATGATTCGTCGTCCGGAAAGGAAACGAAATTATATGACGTGGTTTCATTTAGAAGATTTGGATTATCTTTTAGAGGTTGATGAGGAGTTAATCATTGATTGGGGTATAGAAGAAACGAAATACATTTGGAAGTTAGACTTGAAAGAAGAATAATTTTCTTACTTTGAAATAGAACAAAATGGGCGACAGAAATCAAAGACTTCTCGATCAGAACAATCTGCTTTATTCTATCAATCAGCCTGCCAGTGTGATGTATAATATGGGAAGTGGTGTTCCAGGTAATTATGACAATATTCGTTTCATTGCGAATCCATATGATGGTTGGAAGGCGCAACCAGCCAATGCTGCTCTCCTCCCCAATAAGTTATATGTTCCAATGGGAACTCCTCTTCCATTAAAGAATGAGGAAGTTGCGATGGAACTTCCGGCGGATTCGATGCTTTTCTGGGCTCGAGACCAGGCATCTCCACAATGCCAGGGCACTCTTTCGACGGATCGTGGTGGAGTATGCACGACACCAGGGCAGCGTGATTATGTGGGTCTTTATCGTGGAGGCAATCGAACTTATTTCACGGAGTATTAATTTTACGTTTTTTCGTTTGTTTTTTCCAAAAACAAACGAAAAGTTAGATTTTGGTTGCGTAGTAGGTAAGTAATCCTTGAAGAATTGCGAATGTTATCATTACCAGAATGATAAGAATCCAGTCACGAGTGGTTGGCATCATAAGATGAATTGCGGATGGATTTTGGGAGTTATTTTTGCCAATACTATAATGAAAGACGTTTTCGAGAGTGTTAAGAAAGATGAATGAGATGATACTTGCGGAGATAATTCCGAGGTGATAATGAATGGGAGTGAAGACCATTCTTATTAATGATAGTTAATTTTTTTTAGAGATACATCATTTTGGCGGAGAGATTCATATCATCGTTGATATTTTGTTGAGAGAGGAAGTAATCAATCCAAGATTGGGTAAGAGAGAAGGGGAAGGAGATTTCGGTGGTGGGGGGTTTGATGGTATGTTTTTTGGAGTTAATTTTATCGGTGGCTTCACTGATAGAGCCGTGTTTAAGAACTTCGGGATAATATTTGATAACATTTAATTGAAGGAGAATATCTTCGAGTTGTCTTTTTAGATTGCGGACGCCTGGTTCATCACCAACGTGTCGATCCATAAGATGTTGCCAGGTTTCTTCGTTGATGATGACATCTTGGGGTTGAAAGCCGATTTGTTCGAGTAATTCTTTCCAGAGATATTCTTTGGCAATTAATAATTTTTCGTTCTTTTGGAATCCTTTGAGTTGAATAACGGTCATACGGTCTTTTAGAATAGAGTTAATGGCGGATTCATCGTTAAAGGAGAAGATAAATAGGGCACGACTTAAATCAAATTCAATACCGGCGAAATATTTGTCGTGGAATGCTTGATTTTGGCTTGTATCTGTTAGATGAGTGAGAACGCCAAAAATATCTTCACCATTTTTGGTTTGACTGACTTTATCTAATTCGTCAATATAGATAATGGGGTTCATACATTTGGTAGTCATAAGAATGTCGATAATGCGACCCCAACTTGCTCCTTCATATGCGTAGGTCATTCCGTCGAGATAACTGCCGTCATTAGCGCCACCGAGAGGGAGAAATGCGAAGGGACGACCGAGTGCTTTGGCGACACCTTGTCTGACGAGAGATGTTTTGCCGACACCGGGAGGACCGCAGAGAGCGATACAGTGTCCTTGTGATTTGGGATTACTGATGGATTGAGCGACAAACTGCATGAGCCTTTCTTTTGCTTCGGTATGACCGTAAATAGATTGGTGGAGGGTGGAGGCTACTTGATTGAGAAAGTGGTGAATGAGATCGTGAGGGTCGGTGCGAGCGACGGGGAAAGGTATAATTTTGCCGAATGGGACTTGTAGGATAGCATTTATAAATTTTTGAAGTTTGAAGTATTCGTTATCGGTGGGTTGCATGTTATCAAGTTGTTCGAGCCTTTGAATAATCATTGCTTTGCTGGGGAGATTCATGGGAGCACGAAGAATGAGAAATCGTCCGGGAATTTCAAGTTTCCGGAAGGTAGCGACTTCTTTTTCTTTTCGTTTAATTTCGAGTCGGTCAATTTGGTTGAGAGTATTCCAGTATTCTTGTTCTTCTTCGGTCCATAAGAAGATATCGTCATCATTGGGAGGT